TGAAGTGGTTGATGGAACACGAGAAGTCTGAACAACTTGGAAGCCTTCAAGAACACCAATGGTGCCTGTCAATAGGTTTCCTACATTGTCAGTTGTGTACTTGTGGATGTCCACAAATCCGCCAGCACCAGTCTCGGCACGAAGGTCGAAAGCTTGGCGTGGGTGGATGAACAATGTGTAAAGGTCACCAACACGAGGTTGAGCGTTTGACTCAAGAAGTGTTGTTTGTGCCTTACGAAGCATTGTTGTTGATAGAACATCTGTAGCTGTAAGAGTAGCTGTTGATGTACGGGTTCCACCGTACTTAACTACTGTTCCGCCAGTTAGTGCTGTTGCAACTAACTTATCCAATGTATCTGCTGCGTTGAAAGCAAGTGCATCACCGATCATGGTGTCGATAGAAGAGAATGAAGCCATGTTGACCTTCTCTGTCTGCTCAACAGCATTACCGTATTCAGTAACAGTAACTGTTACTTGTGATGGGTTTGCTAGTGCAAGAGGTGTTACATCAGATGTTTCTGTTAATGCTGTGGTTGCTGCTGCTAGGTTTGCATAAACTGCAAACTTAAGAGAAGTTCCCGGGTTGGTGAGTGCTACTGGTCGTAGGTCTGCGACTGAACGCATGACAGGAAGTGAGCGGAGTGCAGCTCTTACATATGTGTCATATGCATTGACTACGAGGTTGCCTACACCAGAGATTTGAGTGGTTGCCATTTACGGCACCGCCTTTCTGGGTTAGTACCCAGCTTTACCAAGATCTGCAAATAATTGCTTTAATGCATCAGGCCCCTTTGCAGCGGCCTCATCCATCTGGGCTTGAATCATCTGTTCACGATCAGCACTAATGCCGCCGTCTACAGTTGACTGAGCCTTCTTGTAGCTATCTATAAATCCTTCTGGTATTGCTGAGTTTGTTTGGTTGGTTTGTGACACACCGAATACATCTCCGTATTCTGTGAGCCATGACGACAACGAATCCTCCGTGAGGTCGATGTCCTGTGGAATGAAAGCCGAAATCTTCGGATTCACTCCTCGAGCTGTAAGGACTTCTGAGATAGTTCTCTCTCGTTTTTCTTTACGCAAATTTGAAAGCTCTTCCTGAATTTCCTTCAGTTGCTTCTCTTTTGCCTTATTGGCCTTGCGTAGTTGTCCGAGAACATCATTCGAATCAAGTTCGAATTCATCCTCTTCCAGTTCGTAATTGGACATTTGTCCTACTCCCTTTTCATGTTAGTCGCTGGCCGCAATGCAATCGGGGAAATGCATTGGCTCCAACTTCCGGGTTTATACTCATCTCAAGTTCCGGCATTTCTAGAGATGGAGTGGGTGTCCGGGTCTCGAACCCGGATGATTGCCAATCACCCTGTTACTTAAACTGTTTTAGTTCTTAGTGCCTTAGATCCAAGACCACTTGTGCCACCGAATGCTGCTGCACCTGTTGCCTTAATTCGTGCTGCTTGTGCTTGTGCTTGGACATCTCCACCGAACTCGGCAGCGATTGCTTCCTTGGCTCCAAAGTTCTCACCATAGATAGCAGCTAGATTTCCAGTAGTCTGAAGTTCTCGTTGAACCTGTGAATATTTCTGGCGTTGAGTTCCATAACCAAGAGATCCTGCACCATAAGTCTGAGCCATATTGGCTTGCTCTGCTGTCAGACCTTCAAGAAGGGCTGCTGCTGTATTGAGATTCTTACCAGCAATCTGCTCAAGAATTGCTTGACCCTTTGTTGGATCAATCATGTATGCAGTAAGGGCTTCGTCACCAATACCGTAGTTATCCTTGAGTTGCTTGCGAATCTCTGAATCTGTTCCTGTAGTTACAAAATCACGATATGCCTGAATGACATTTGCTACATCGACATTGGTTAGGTTGTTCTTTAAGAAAGATTGAAAGTCTGTAGTCTGATCGTAGAAGCCTGTTGGCATATTGTATGAAGTCAATACCTTTTGGTATTCATCTTCCATTCCAACGATTGTCTTCTCATCAAGTGCCTTGTAGCCCTGCTTCAAGCGAGCTTCATTGACACTACCGAAGCGATCATAGTAAGACTTAGTGTTAATCAACTGAAGGTAGAAACCTTCTGAAGTTGTAGGAATTTCATCAAATACTTTGCCAAAGCGATCTGTGCCTTTACCAGCAAAGATTGCTGCAATATCATCACCGACCTCTTTGATACCCATTGCTGTAAACTTCTCACGGATAACATCAAATGCTGATTTACGCTGGGATGCAATCTGTTCTGCCTTAGCAGTCTCAAGTTGTTTCTTCTGTGCATCAAGCATCTTTTGGAATTCTGCATTTTGATTAGCAATAGCAGCTTGAATAAGTTTATTTACATCTTCTGCACCTAGACCTGCTGCTGCTTCTGGAGCAGGAATTGTGTCTGGTGGGCCAGAGTCGTATTCAGTAATCTGAACACGGTTGGCACCTGATCCTGAGTAATACTGACGAACAATTTTTCTTCCAGTTGGATTTTTTGTTCCAATAATTTTTACAGTTTTATCGCTGTATGTAACAGTAAATGTTCCATCACCGTTGTCTACTCGACCAGTTTCAGTTACTCCAGCAGGTGGCTCTTCTACTACTACAGTTGTATCTTTTTCATCTTTTGAAGTACCAGATGCTTTAGCAATACCAGCAAGTGTTGTTGTATCTACAGTAGAGATTGGAACTGATGCAGTTCCTAAGCCAGCACCTTGACCTGTTGTAGTTGGGCCATAAGGATTAGTCGCTGTCTGTGGTGCATTGATTGCAACTTTTGTTCCACTAAAAAGAACTGGAGTTCCTGCTGCTGCACGAGCAGCTAATGTTGGGTTATCCTTAAGGATCTGGGCAACGGTAGTGCCATTGGCCTTTGCAATACCTGAAAGGGTATCTCCTGATTTAGCCGTTACTTTTTCTGCCATTATGGAATCACTCCGAATCTCGATCCGACATCAACTAAGATGCTGTCGGCTTTAGCTCTTGCATTGGCTGTGTATTGCCAACGACTGTCTTTGTATAGGTCTTGCTCGAACTGCCACAATGGAGTGACTGTTGATGAAGTCTTGTCTCCGACAGTTGTTGTTGTACCAATCATTGCCTTACGAACAGTTGGATCCTCAAGATCCAATGAACCTTCTGGCACTTCAAGAATACGAGAGATTGCTCCCAAGTAAGGGCTTGCGATTGATAGTGGAGACTCACCATTGAGGATTCGATCACGGAAGGCCGGGAAGAGTTTGACTGCTTCCTGACGAAGGTTCTCGTCAATCTGCTCGTTAGATGTATCTCCGAGGAAAACATTCTTAGCAAGGTTATCTGCTGCTGCCGCAGTAAGGGATAACCCAAACTGACGATACTTAGTAGTAACCATAATCTTGTTGGCATTGATCTGTTGCTGAACTTTAGGCTGAGATAGATACTGGTCAGTCCGGCGAAGCTTCTTCTCGAAGTCGCTGATATTAGATGAACTGATAAGAAGTGTCTGGAAATTCTTGTCATCTACCTTAAAAGCAGATGATGCTATCTCTAGGTTCTTACGATAGATCTCGATGTAGTCAGCAGCAGCTAAAGCAAAAGTATTTCCTGCACGGATAGAGTTAGCAATATCTGGCTTGACTGTATCCAACTGGAACTGAGCAATGGTCTTTAGACCAATGTCATACTTGATCTCATCCATGCTTTTGACTTTGGCAAGGTATTGATCTCGGTAAGTATCTTTAGTTACCTGATCTAACTTAATACCATTGGCAAGTTCTGCTGCACCTATAAGTGCATAAGTTCTTTGGTTAACATCTTTAGCCCAAGCAGTTCCTGAAAGGTATGCTTCAACATTGGCAGCAGATGAATTCTCTCTTGCCATGCTAACAAGCTTGTTATAGATGTCTGGGTAACTAGCTTTGAAGTAATCAATAAGATACTTGCTGCCATACTCACCAAGCTTTGCTTGCTGTTCCGGTGTCAATGCATTTGGATCAACAACGATTCCACCTTGATAGGTTTTACCGCCAGCAGTTCCTGTGAATGGTTTACCGTTCTTTAGGTATGGCTTATCAGCAGTTCCCTTACCGGTGAATTTATCTCCACCACCTGTGTTGCCTCCAGTATTACCTCCGGTGTTTCCACCGGTATTGCCTCCAGTATTACCGCCTGTATTACCACCGGTGTTACCACCAGTATTACCACCTACTGCTTGATCTACAACAGTTTCTGGTTTAGTAATAGGTCTAGTTGTTGAACCCTTTTCATATGCTGCGGTTCCCGGAATTAAACTTTCACCATTAGGGCCATAACGAAGTTCACTTTGATTTGAATCAATAGGTGTGCCATTTTTAGATGTAAGTTTTCCAGATGAATCTACTTGATACTTTCCAGCAGCAAGGTCTTTGGATTCCTGATAAGCCTTTGTCTGTGCATCTAATGTTGATTGATAACGGTTAGCGTAATACTTTAAGTCACGGACATCTGCTGAAGATAGTTCTTGAATTTCCTGCTTACGAAGAATCTGTTTAATAACTTGAAGATCGTTATCTATTGACCCCTGAAGACCTTCTGCATACTTAACACGATTTTGTGCAGTAATCTTTACTCGAAGTTCTGCATCATTAGCAGCCTTAATTGAATTGGCTTTACGCTTTGCTTCTTCACGAGCTGCCTTAGCAGCGTTAGCGTTTGCTAGTGCATCTGCTACAAGTTTACCAATGTCTGGGTTTTTTTCAGCCATTATCGGACACCTGCAATCTTCGCTATAACATC